AAGCTCTTCTTCCAAAAGCATTATTCCCAGAACCAGTTGTGTTTGCTTGTAATGAACTATCACCAAGAGCGTTATTTTGCGAACCAGTTGTATTTGCTCCTAATGCAGCTTTACCAACTGCTGTATTGTTACTAGCTGTGGTGTTAGCATCTAAAGCCTCAGCACCTATAGCTACGTTTGAAGTTCCAGTTGTGTTTGCTGTTAGAGCTAAACTTCCAACAGCAGTATTATTATTGGCTGTAGTATTAGCGTCTAAACAACCATGTCCTAAAGCTGTATTATCTGTACCAGTTGTATTAGCAACTAAGCTATTAAAACCAACAGCAGTGTTATCCTCTCCGGTCGTATTATCTCTAAGAGATCCAGAACCCACAGCAGTATTTGGAGATCCAGTTGTGTTTGCAGTTAATGTGTTATAACCAACTGCTGTATTATTACTTGCTGTTGTATTGCTTAATAAAGCTGATTGTCCAACTGCTGTATTTAATTCTCCTGTAGTATTTGCTGTCAACGCCCCTGTTCCTATACCAACGTTGTAGTTTCCAGTAGTGTTAGCATCTAAAGCTGTTGAACCCATTGCTACATTCTGTATTCCTGTTGTGTTTGCATTTAATGCAATATGACCCACAGCAGTATTACTTGCACCAGTAGTATTATTACCTAAAACAGCATATCCAAATCCATTGTTGCTATCTCCTGTCGTATTAGATAGTAAGGTATTACTTCCAAAAGCATTATTTTGAGTACCTGTTGTATTGGCTTGCAAAGCCTGTTTACCTAGGGCACTGTTATGATTCGCAGTTGTGTTGCTCTCTAATGCTTGATAACCAACAGCGGTGTTAAAAGCTCCAGAAGTATTCGTAGTTAGTGCTTCATATCCAATAGCAATATTATTTTCACCAGTAACAGCAGCATCTAAAGCACTCTCTCCAAGAACAGTGTTACCAGCAACAGAGTTTGCACCTTTACCTATATTTATACTGTTAATTGTTCCATCAACAGGGAAAGCAGGTGCGCCAGCAAGACTAAATAAATTTATATGAGCATTGTTTGCAGTATTCCTTAACTGCATCATACTAGTATTAGTATTAGCAAAAAATTGACTTGCGTAGTTTGTAGATGGTGCTGATGATCCAGAATTATTACTTGAAATTGCTAGTAATGCGTTATTAATATCAGCCCTGACGTTTGCTCCAGTGGAGTTGTCTATAACGTAATCATGTTGAGCCATTGTCTAATCTAATTTTTATCTAAGTATATCCTACTTTAAAATTAACTACCACGCCCAAATCCTACGGCAGTATAACTAAATGTTTTATCCTGAACAGCATTACCAGCATTAAGAAACTTAATATTAAAACCAGTTCCTGAAATACTTGTAATCTCAAACCTGTCTGTTCCGCCTAAATCATTAGCTGTAATACCAATACTTGGTAATTGTGTGCCTGCCCCGACACTTGTACCAGCCTGCCCTGTGAAGAATGTCTGATCAAATGTAATATCAAGCCCAGATGATGATGTTCCCGAAGAAATATTTGATCTCTGTTCTGTTCTTCTTTCCAATTCTGCCGTATATCCAAGCTGATCTATCTCTATTGACTGTGCTGGATCATCAGAATCCATGTCGCATCTGAATTTAAAACCACGGCCTACATAAGTACCATTTACAAAGGGATTAAATCTTGAAAAGTTTGCTCCATAGGTGCAAGATGTTCCGCTTGATATGGTCGCACTTGTGGCAGATGTAACCGTAAAAGTACTTGAACTTGGCACTGTCTGAATTTCATAATTACCATCTGTTGCACCGCCAGCAGCAAAATCTATAACAACAAAATCACCAGCAGAATATCCATGCGAGGTCTTAGTTATAGTAATCGTAGTGCCACTTTGCTCGTAGGTTGCCGAAACCGAGGTGTCAGGGTCAATGTCAGTTGTTGCAACCAATAATGATGCCCCAACATCAAATGCAGTTGCACCGTCAAAGTCTGTCCAGGTATCAATATTTGCTGATCTTTTATCAATAAGATCATTTGGATAAAAACCCTGCGTTACAAAATGCCTGCGTAATCTTAAAGGTTGCTTGCCACCTAAATCCAAAGTATTTGCAAATTCATAAGACCCACCTGTTATATCTACAGCACCTAAGAAATCAAAATCTGCAATGGCATCAAAATCTGTCACATCATCTAATAAATCAAGAGAACCTAGCACAAGACCGTTGACATCATCACTGACAAAACAATCAACTTTTGCACCAGCAAAGGGCGGTGAATCTGTATCTTCTCTATCTGTAAAAACTGTTAGTTTTGGTAAAGGGTCAGGACTTGTAACTATAACTGACGTTTCACCAGAACTTAGCCTGCCACCATCATCCCTGAATTTTAAAATATATTCCCCTTCGACAATATTCGGAACGATCGTTTCACTGATACTACCAGGCAGAGCAGGGATCACATCAACGGCATTGGTAAAAGTACCAGTGCCATCTGTAAGGTTTGACGATCTGACCACCACGTTGCCACCATGCACCACATCAACATCTGTGGATTTATCAAAACGCAATCTTACAAATTGATCGGATATCGGTTCAATTCGTAAATTTTGGACATCTGCGGGAACCGCTGTTTTACCAACTGTTATGATTGATGTTGTTGCTGGTGTAATACTTGGTTTTCCTAGTGCATTGTAACTAAAAACTCTTATTTCATAAGTTCCTTTTTTTGTTTCAAAAATAGTAAAATCTGGCCTTGTTATTCTTTGTGTTATGAAGTTTTCATTGTCAAATCTATATTGCACCATATATTCAGTTACACCAGAAACAGGCTGCCATTGAATAAAAAGTTTTGATACAGCACGATTATTAAAAACAACTATTTGTTCTGAACTCTGCAAGTTACTTGGTGAAGGTTTTATCTCAGTTAGTGTTGTAATTGTCCTAGTAGCAAGTGCCGCACCATCTTCCACATTTGAATATTTCGTAGGATTATGAACAACAGCGGTGATTTGATAATTAAGTTGTTGAACTTCTGTAACACCAATTACCCTGAAAGTTTGAAGCTGAACTGTTGTATTTTCTATAACCCATACGCTGTTACTTGGCGGTGTTGATGAAAAGGCTGAAGATACTGTTATTGTTTTTCCAGAAATAGAGTCTATTGTTCTTGTCTCAAGTGTGCCATCAGATAATATTACTGATAATGTTGCAGAACCTGAAGAAGTTAAATCTGTATTATTTTCATCATCGACAATAATCTGTGTTGTAGATACTCCTGTTTTTATACGACCACCTCTTCTAACGCCAGCCCTCAATGGATCAGCAATATTTATCACCGCTCCAGGTCTTACCAGTGTACCTGATTCAAGAGTAGTGACAAAAGTCACCAACTCAGCCTCATTAGATTGTGTGTAGAGAAACCACTTACCAAGCCTTGCAGCTTGACCTCTGGAAGTAGTGGCAAAACCCTTTAAATTTTTAGTAACAATTCCGTACTTTGCCTGTAAAGCGGTATCTTCTACTGTTTCATATTCAATTTGTTGAGTTTCATTATCAAAATATCCAACATTTACAACAGTTACTTTTGAGTTTTTTGAGGAACTACTATATGAAAAACCTTGTTCTGTTACGTTCGATAAGTTAAATAAATAACTTGGATCTGTTGGTCTGTCCTGTGTGATTGATATTGTGCCAGCCGAATAAAAAGGCATGACACGCATTACAGAACATAAATCATTGATGAGATTATATGCCTGTTTTTGATTTTGAATAACAACATTACAGCTAAATCTTGGTTCTGTTCCTCCTAATCCATCATCAACCTGTTCTGCACAGTAAACAGAAGCGGAATAAAAACTGAAAACATCTAACTGCGTTGTATCAATCTGATCACCAAAGCCTTTTGATGTTGTTAGCAAGTCATATAGAATCCATGCTGGATCATTTGTCCATGCCGTATCAGTTTTAAAAGTGCCGTTAAAAGTTCCAGAATATGATAATGAACCATCGGTTCCAACTGTTGCATTGTGCGGTATTTTAATTTTTGTTCCACGCAGTTTGAACATACGTTTTGGAATAGTTGGAAATGTCTCGGCATCAAACCTTATAGCTATATGTGCTGTATTTGGATATGCTCTCTGTTCATTAATTATCTCTGTAAAAGATGACCAGATTGAACTATTTTGCAAAGTTGATTCTGTGCTGTCGTCTGTAGTTCTATTGACTCTGATTGTTACAGGAAAAGAAGTGCCAGATGCAAATTTTATTTTATAATCTCTAAAATATGTGCTTGCAGTTCTTCCTTTCACAGTATCTGTTATAACAGTTGTTGTAGTTCCATCATTTTCTATGGTTTCAATATTTAGAGCAACCTCCGCACCATTTATATCACCATCATCTTCAAACTTCTGTAAGGCTGGAAAACCAATTGTAACTCTTACTGCATTAACCGAAGTATTTGTAATTGATCTTGATATAGGATTATCTTTTGTAACGGCAACATTAACAGAATTTTCAGTTTCTATTTCTGAAATACCTTGTATTGGAGTTTGATCTGAAGTGCCGAATCTCTCCTCAACAGTTACGTTTTGAAAATTAAAATCTGACGGGATAGGCTGAAGTGAATTTGCACTAGGTATTAAAATTGGTGTTCCATTAAGGAAAATATCTTTTTGCATTGCATTAAGATAATTTTGTGTTCCTATTGTGTGACCTTCTTTTGAGGCCGTAGCAAAACCTTCAATTACTCCCTCTCCTAATATCTCAACTATGGTTTGAAATTGTTTTGAGGCAAGGACATCATCTGTCACTGCTGGATCAGTGAGTCTTGTATTCTCATCAAAAGCTGGAATTGGCATTATGTTGTACCCTCCACTTGGACTGTATCTATACCAGAACTTATAACCACTGAACCAGTAAATACTTCTCCATATACGATGGGTACGCTGACACCACTGACACTGACGTTCTGGATGCCTGAAAATGAGTAGGAATTTGCCAATTGTGGATCTAATGCCCCATCAGGTTCTGAAGCACCAAAAGAACTGGCAGCAGCAGAACTAGGAGACTCAAAAGGTGCAGGGGTCGGGGCAAGTAAAGAAGTAATTCCTCCTATTGCTAAATCTGCGGCTACTGCGGTAGCAATATTTCCAACAACAGGAACAGCTGCAACTGCACCAGCAGCAGTACCAATACCACTGGCTACAGCACCAATACCAGTAGCTACAGCACCACCTACAGTTGCAACAGTTGTAATCGCAGCACCAGCAACGGCTGTGGCAGCACCAACCGCAGCGGTGGCAACAGAACCAATACCACCAACAACCGCAGCTATAGCAGGCACTGAACCTGTTGCAATGGGTATGATCTGAATATCACCTCGACCTTTCATTGATAAAAAATCTAAAGAGACATCCATATTGTTCATTTTGACCTTGTAATATTGCTGACTCATGTGTGCCTCTACCTCTGGGAAGTTACACATCAAAAAACGAATCGCCTCTGCTGGACTTGATACGGCTGCCTCAAAATATGATGAACCAAGAAATTTTCTTAATCTTCCATATACTTTTATCGTTTTAAGCTGCATACCTGTAAACCCCTCTAAGTGCTTGCTGATAACCTAAATCAAAAGGCTCTCGGCAACTTAATCTTCTTATATTATGATTTAAAATCATATTATCACCAATATAAACAGCAACATGATCTAAATTACCTGAAGTTGATTGAAATAGTAAAACATCACCAATCTGTATATCATCATGTGTAGGTTGTTTTTTAAATCCTGTAATCGGCAAACCTTTTTCAAATAATGGATTTTCAATAAAATCCTTAATTTTTTTTGGTCTATCCCATATTTTCAGATCAATATTTCTTGTTTCTTTGTACCAATCATGGATTATTGACCAACAATCATGTACACCCCAGATAAAACTTCTTCCGATCAGTGATGGTGCTTTCCAGCCACTCGGTTCAAAAGAACACCATTCTTTCATTTTTACGCTGTAAATATGTGAGGGCAAATCTAAATACTCACAACTTGCTTTATCATTATCAGATGGTTGTGGTGAATCATAGGGATGTGAATGAACAATACCAATTATTTCTCCTGTATCTTCACATTCTGCCCAATCGTCAGGGTCAATTATAAAATATTCAAATCCAGATTCTGCAATATTTTTACAAGGCCAATATGTCTCTTTTCCTTTTATAACTGCAAGTAGGCCACAGGATTCTTTTGGCATA